CACTTGCTGCGCCGGGAGGTGTTGTTACCGGAGTGTTCAATTTAGTGTTAGGCGGGTATCTAGCTACACCAACTACAGAAAATAATTCAGGATAAGCTGATTGAAGATACACACTTCCATCAGCAACTAGATAATTTGGATCTAATGCTTTTTTAGCACTAGATAAAACAATATCACCTACACCAATTCCTTCACCTTGAATACCCTGTATGCCCTGTGGACCTTGTATGCCTTGAATGCCTTGAATGCCTTGTGTGCCCTGTTCGCCTTGCGGGCCTTGAATTCCCTGTGGACCAGTTGGCCCTGTATTACCAGGAGGGCCTTGAATTGCTCCTACATTAACCCATACTGTATCCGACCATACATAACCGTTCCCTGATGCAGATACAATATAAAGATCGCCATTGGTATTACCAGTGACTGGCAAATCTGCCACAGTGGCTACTGCACCTTTTAATACAACACTAGTGCCGTCAGTGCCGTCTGCGCCAGTATCACCCTGGATACCTTGGATACCTTGCTGTCCCTGAGGTCCAGTAGGACCAATATCACCCTGTTCACCCTGTATGCCCTGTATACCTTGGGGGCCTGGCGGTCCTTGCGGACCAACACCACCAGAACCAGAAGTAACCAAAGCTCCACCAGGTGAGCCATCGTAAACTCTTATAGTATTCGTGTCGGGATCATACCATAATCGCCCGGATTGCCCCACAAAATCTCCGCTAGCAATTCCGTTATTTCGACTGGTAAAAAATTCTTGTATATTTGGCACTCTACTTATCCCGATGGGAAAGTAGTAGATGGTGAAAAGATAGCTGCTAATTTTTTGATACGATTAATACTGGCATCACTGTCATCAACTTGAAGTTCCTCTACTTCATCTTCAGTTGGTTCATTAATTACATCATCTGCGGATGGACCAACCGCATCTTTCATTACATCTAATTGCTGTTGTAACGGAGGGCTCCATTTAGATTTTCCATTTTTGTCATATTTTACACCAGGATTGACTACTTGGCTGGCTTCTTTTTCATTGCCAACAACGATAACATTCATTGTTTGCACATTAAATGTCGAGCTTTCGCCAATTATGTCTTTTATGTTCATAGTATTATTTATGTTAATACATCGTGGCAATGAATGGAAGAGGAGGAAGAATATTTTCTCCATGATCTCGCATCTGGGTATCCATCTCTGGATGATATGTCTGTAACAGTATCATCATGCGAGTAACTAACAATGTAGCCATGACTAAATCGTCGGTTGACCCTTGTTTCGCTTCATAACTAACGCCATTTGCCACAAATGTTTTAAGTTCAGAAATTAGAGGACGACTTTTTATCTTCATCTTATTTGTTTCTATCAGAGTTTTTAACTTAGCACATGCAGTTAGTTTATTTTTAGGGCTAGTATTAAATCCTTTTCGGTATCTACCCGCGCCTCTGGTGGGATCTGACAGAAAATAACCTTTAATATTTTCTTCTCCAAACTGTTCTATTGATATAAGTGCTGCTTCTCCAATTGTGTTGTTTTCAACCGAATAGTATATTGATTGCTCGTCCTTAGTAAAACTGTAAATGTATTTTATAATGTCAGCAAGTATGCGTACTTGTTCAGGAATAGGTGTTCTATTGTGCTTCCACTCACCAACTTGCTCTGTAGTATTAGCTTCAAAAATTTGTATAGCGGCAGGATCACCGCCTGTTCCCAATGATGGATCAAGTCCTACACAATACATTTTACCAGCCTGTGGTTGTTTATACCATCGTACTTGTGCAGTACGATGTATTGGCTCAATACCCTCTAAATCTATCAATTTAGCAGGCGCTATTAGTGTTTCATCGTTAATAATGAATTCACAATTTGAACACAGAATGTCATTGGCATAAAAGCGACGATTTTTTTCAACATTTAGTAAATCGTAAACTTGTTCTGTTCCCGCTAGATTAACTCTAACTACTCGTTGTATTCCCGTATTGGTATAAATTTTCATACCAGGCCGTAATTTTTTTACTGTTAGTTTTGATAATAAAGATGTAAATATATCATGATCAAGTGTTGCTTTAATAGTTGTATTTGTTAGTTGTATTTCAGCAATTTGTCGCCGACCTTTATTGAGCACACCTTCAAATTTACTCCAACCAGTATCAGTTAATACTTCTAATCCTAACTTATTTTCTACTAAGTCTGCCACGAGTCCACCCTTCTGGCTCTTCGCCTATAGTATAATATTTTTCATAGGTGGCATTATTAAACCATCTTTTATTTTTTGCTGCGCCCACACTACCTTTTTTGCCTTCACTTATTTTTCTGTTGCGTTTAGGATCAGCATAAACTAATCTCATCTTATCTTTATGTTCTTCAGTTTCTCGCATTAATTCTTTAGTTCGTCGTTCTTCTGCTGACCATACTGTCCCTTTTTTACGACCTCCAATACCAGGCCGTTTTGTTCCACGATTGGGTGCTGCTTTGCCGTACATAGGATTTTTTTCACCTCTCATACCTTCCGATTGTAATGTATGAATAATCTCTGCTGTATCCATTAACCCTGATAACCCTTTCCAAGCTAACTTATCTTCTAAACACCCATATTGTTCATACAGAGTTTTATGTGCTTCTGCATGTTCTTCTACAGTAAGCTTTATTAAATTACTGGGTTCGTTTGTTCCACCGGCATGACGGGGTATAATATGATGATTGTGAATTATATGTTTACGCATATTATTATTTAGTTTATTATGTATAACACTTTAAAATTGTTTCAAGTTCGCCAATAGTACTAGTGAACACTTTTCCTGATTTATCTCGTAATGTTAGCAATGCTTCGCTGCCCAAACAATCCATTTCCCTACGGAATTGATCTTCACCAAGTTGCGCTCGCATAGCTGAAGCCCATGCATCATCTCTATCAGGATGTTCGCGCCAATAACTACGGAATGCTTTAAATCCGTTTATACCTAATTCTTGTGGATTACCATGGCTATCTTCCATTTTATTGGCGCCTTTCCACAATAGCGCAAATTGATCTTCGTCACTATTTGGTGTTGAGGTAATGATAGCTGATCCACCAGTTGCTAATGTAGGACTAATTGAAGCCCAGAATTCTTGGGCTACGTTAGGACGTACATATGCAAATTCATCGCATTGATGAGAATAAATCTTATTTGCAATAATAACATGATTGGTCGCATTAAAAATTTCGTATGTATTTACTAATGAAATTTTTTCTAAATTTGAAATTTTTATTTTTCCATACTGAGAATCTAATTCATTGCCAACAACTAAATCAATAACTTTAATTTCTTTTTTATTATTAAAAAATCTATGATCATTGGTGGCAATAATAAAAGTGCCATCAGTGAATATTATCTTCGTTGATGGCTTATTTGCATTTTCATTTAAAAATATTCCCTCAAAATCTTCCCATCCATTTGGAGTTAAGATTTCATATTCTTCATTAGGCGCGTAAATTTGATTCATAAAACCTCTCTATCAAAAATGCTCCGTTAGGAGGAATATTATTTGATATGTCTTCGTGAATTAATTTTGTAAAAATATCAAATTCTTTTTGTGAATCATCAATTGAATATCCACAATTTTGTAACAAATCACCTAAATCAATACTACATCCTGAATGTTTTTTTAAATTTTCTTTCCACGGTAACATTTCTAAATTATTAATATTGCCAATTACCAATGGGCTTATTTTTTGTTTATAGCCTTCTAAAATTGAAAATTTATGATCTATATGCCATGCATGTGATTTACCAGATAAGCCTGTAATAAATCCAGCCGTTATTTTTTTTCGTAATTTTTCTGTCAAATAGATAACAATTAGTTTATATCGTTTGTATTCATTACGATTCAATGATATTAAACCTTTATTGGCTTTAGTAATATTTCCTTTAATGATAGCATGTGCTGCTATTTGTGCGTATCCATTTCTACCCAATTCATCAATTTTGGTCATATGCGTTGCACGAGTTTTTTGACCTTTTTTTTCGTACCCTGATAAACCAAATGAATCAATTTGTTTTAATGTTTTTCTTGCTTCAATTTGACCAGCTTCATATTTTGTAAGACCCGTGACTAGATCAATCTGTTTAAGACCATCTTTAATATTATCAATGCGGCGTTTACTTACTCTTTGCACATTAGGATAGTCATCAATGCTCATTCCTAATACTTTAACTATATAATTATTTTTAATGTGACTTAATCGTTCTCCACTAATAGGACAAACCACATAATCATGTCCTTCTACTAGCCCAAATTTATATAAATCAGCATTTCGTTTTTTATTTCTTTTGATAAATTTTAAAAGTTTAGGGTTCATATTCTATTTATACAAACGCAAACTCATCAGTTAAAACGGTATTAGGTTTATGAAGTCGTATAAACAAATTTTTTAATGTAATGTCTTCTTCTATTAATGATAGTTTATTTCTAATTTTAACAGTCGTAGTATCGCCGTCTAAACAATATAATAGTGATATTGACATACCACGACCAGTATTTTCTGTGGTAGTTGCTGATACAATGCGACTTCCATTCTCAAAATCAATTGAACCTAGATTATAATTAGTGGCTCCCGCGCGTATGTGATCTGGACATAGCTCATATGCAAAACGAATACGCTTCATAATCTCTTGTGAACCGTCAAATTTATGAGCAGCAACTAGAACTGTTGAGTCTGGTATAAACATCGCATACCATAGTAGATATCCTGCTGCTGAAGTTGACTTACCAGTTTGCCGTGGCATCATAGCTATTGAGTAACGGTAATTATGATAAGTGTCAATTAACCGTACTTGATATTCAAATGGTTTGTATAATGTTCTACCACCAATAGTTTGTTGGATATAGAAAAAATTACGCATAAAATACTCTGGTCCAGTTACTGGATCAGCACATGCAGCAAATTCTTGAAGCTGTTGCTCAGTATATACCTGTTGTTTATATGGCGCTTTCGCCAGTGAATGTGAATCAAAACCCATGGTGTATTTACTTTAAAGTGCATTACTTTTTAGGAAACAGCGCATACCATGCCGGAGTTCCCGGCCGTATTCCGGTTGATTTAGCATATTCAAGTTCAGGAGATATTTTAGACTTTAGGCGTTCGGCAGTAATTCTATTGTATTCTGTTAATTTTTTTTGACTTCCTAATCCACCCATATGACTGGCAATTAATAACTGATGTATTGGGTCATCTGGTTCTAAAAAGCAATCGTCATCACTAGTTGGAGTTAAGTTTTGAGTGGTAATTCTGTATTGTTTAGTCATCAGTGGAATTTGCGCCACATTTAGCACGTTTAGCCTGTGTTAATTTACCGAAATCTACTGACCATTCTTTACCCGGAGCTAGTTCAACCGCGTTGGTTGGAAACGCATACTTAACACCGGCTGTTTGCATAATCTGTGCTATAGAAACACGGAATTTAGTTAGATCATTTCCTAAATTAGGATAAGGTGCCACATGAGGAAATTCCCATGCGGCAACTTCATTAGTTTGATTATTGATAACAATCTTGTAAAAACCATGCGGCACAACTACACCTTTGCCAATAGTTTTGTCACCTGGTCCATATACCCCACCCGATATAATCGTATATGATTGATTACGTTGAACAGCCCAGCCGCGTACTGAAGTTTCTAATAATTTCCAAATACCGCGATTCAATGAACCTGCTTGCGGACTCATATTTGTCATTAAAAATGATTCAAATTCGACTTGTGTATCCCATGATAAATCACCATCTGGAGCCATGTGTCCTTTGTCATAATTTGTTCCCACATAATCTGCCGGGGTAGCGCCATTCTGTATAGATTGATCTGGAGCAAAAGCATTAGTTCTTACTACACAGCCCAATGCGTTAGAAGGAGTAAGTTCATACATTACAAACTCAGGCAATTTAGCTGCTACATCATATCCCACTAGATATGCTTGCCGACAGATAGGTTGTATAGGTTTGGAACTTTGCGGAAATCCGTATGGAGCGTGTACTTGACATGCTTGTACTGGATTTGGCGCTCGTTGATTCCACGCAAATACAGTAGATGATAATACTATTAGTAATAATAAAACAATTAATTTTTTCATTTATTTTCTCTTGTAACCCTTGAAAGCAACCATCGGACTAGTTTTTTCTGTATCTGGCATTTCTTGACTGCCTTGAGTTGCAATACGAACACAATCACTTGCACTCATTCCCATTGATTGCAACGCATCATCGATCCATGTTTCAACATTGGGATCATAACTAACTATAATTTCGTTTTCACCAAAAATGCTTTCTTTTTCATAATCAGGTACCCCATCTTTCTTACGTTGGGCGCGACCTTTAGCTCCTGCAATGGCGACTCCAAACCGATATTGTCCATACGGATCATTATTTTGTAATTTAGGAATTTTGAAAGCGCCAGGCAATGCCAAAGCCACATCCTGTGTAATACTACCAGTGCGACCATGAGTATCTTCTGAAATAAATTCTTTTGCCCTCATCGTCTTTTGTAACCCTTAAATCCTGTGACAGGACTTACTTTATGTACATGATCTGGTTCAAGACTACGGTGGTCACTGACTATATGATTGTGGTCTGAACCAATTGTTTTCATGGCACCAACTACCATATTATCTTCTTCTTTAGTATATGGATGCACAGTATTATATTTTTCTACCCAGCTATTTGGATCCATTTTATCTTTGTGAATAGCCTCAGTGGTTTTTCCGTCATGCATAGCCATTGCCATGCCCATTCTATTTAAATGATTAGTACGATCATAACCACCTTTATCACGAACACGACGGGTAGTTGGCATTACTGATTCGTGGTCAGGGTTTATTTTGCCTTCTTTTTCTTCGGATATAAATTCACGGGCTCGCATGATTAGCCTTGCCCATTTACACCAGCTGTCGCAGATGAAGCAGTTCCTAATTCACGAGCTGTAAAATTAGCACCAGTAATGGTTAAATAATTTCCTGCACCAACAAAAATTTGTTGACGGCCATTAGCTGCTACTTGTGGCGCAGCAGAATATAAATTGCCGTTAGGAGGTGTTGTTACAGTAAACACACTAGTGGCATTTGCCGTAGCATTAGCACTTATTGTTACACTGGTAAATGGAATCTGTGAAGCAATGGTCGCTCCTCCGGGAATTCCAGTGCCAGTAATTGCGCTACCAGCGGGTAATGCCATTGCTGCGCTTGTGGTAATAACCTTACTAAGATTGGCAGTAGTGCCACTAAATGTAATCTGTGGTGGCAACGCAACCTGATAAATGTTGTATGTAACTGCTGTAATGCCAGTTACTATTTCACATTTATCAGTGTACCAAATTACATTTGATGCTGATGTTAGTACGTTTGCCTGTGACATTTATACTTCCTTATTTTCTATCGCCTGGATAGCTCTATATAAATCATTCATACGTTGCCCCTCAGATACATGACTATGTAAGCGATTTACTTGACTTGCAACAACTGGCAATGTGGACTGCCCAGTTGTTTTCTGTCTATTTAATCCACCGCTATATTGCATTTCATCATTAGAATACTCTTGATTGCTAGGATAATCTGGCTCGTTGTCACTAACAATAATACTAGTTTCACCAAGCCCAGCTAATTCCATCATTCTTTGATGTTCACCCATGCTTTCGTCAGTTTCTTCTGGTGCGCCAGTTTTCTTGTCAAGCCAACTTCCTGCTGCTGTGCCTAATGCTGAACCCGCTGAGCCACCAGCTATGCCACCTGCAACCGCGCCCGGGACTGTGCCGATTCCCAAACCAGCTGCTGCTCCGCCTAATCCACCAGCAATAGTACCACCTATACGACCAACTGTTGCTCCGGCATCTTTGAAACTAGTTGTTTCTTCCATGCCATCTTCAAATTGAGTTTTAGGAATATCTTTTGATGGATAATCAGTATCACTATTATATGCTTGGTGATCGTCATCGCCATAATTGAAATTACTACGCTCACCGTCCTGTCGTGCGTGTCGCATGACCATGTCATATGTTATCGGCTCATTTGATTTTTCTGGATCATGCAAATGACGAAGTATCTTGTCAACGCCAGCAGTATTTATCTTACCGTTAACTCTAGTCATGTCAACAGCAGCACTAAAAAAGTCATCCCAATCTAATTTTCCATCATAATAATCTTGAACTAATTGTCCGGCATCACCACCTTGATTGTTGATTCCTTCATCCATTTCATCACATTGGCAAGGAACACCGCCACATGAATCACATGCTTCTTCACCACCATGTTCATGGCCAGCTTCATCACCATGTGACACACCCATGCTATGTAACATTTCTTTGATACGAGCAACATCATCGCCAGTTACTTCAATACTAATATTTTCATGCTCTTCGCCATCGTCGCCTTTATTTGAGCTAGTTGTGATATTTACATCTTCCTTAAGTAAACTCTCATACTTGCGTTCCCATGAATCATAAATGCCTTTTCCAACACCACTGCCACCTGATGATTTTTTAGCAGGTGCTGTAGCTACAGAACCCGTAGTTGTTTCTTCAACTTTTTCTTCTTTTACCGGATATTCTTTGCCGCCTACTTTGACTTTTTCACCTTTTTGGATACCGTCTTTCTTAGCATCAGAAACTGCTTTGCCAAAAGCATTGCCTTCTTCAGTTTTCTCAGCCGATTTAGCTTTTGGTTTATCTGCCGATTTATCTGCCGATTTAGCTGCTGGCTTAGATTTTGTTTTAGATTTACTGGCTTTGATAGCTTTGTCTACTACACCAGCATGTTCTGCTTTACTAGTTTCTTTCTTACCATCGCCGTCATAATCTCGGTTAGCAAGTACTTTAGCTATACCACCTACTTTCTTAGCAGCTTTAACAAAATGACCCATGCCACCCTTAACGCCTTCCATATCAACTTCACGGCCTTCATCTGCCATAGCATGACCGCAGTGTGGGCATGTGGCACTATCTTCGTCCATATCTTTCTTGCGTGAATTCATTTTTGCTTTTGATACATGCGATCCATCGTGTCTAGCAGCATAGCCACCACTAAACTTAGTACCTGGCTGACGACCGCGTTTACGTGGACCGTCACTTGCTGCTGCTGTGCTTGTGTCTGAACCTATGCTATGCCCCGTATCTGGATCATATTTGCGAGTGTAAACTGTACCACCGGCCGGTGACTTACTTGCTGTATGACGCGAATATTCATCTTCTTCGTCCATGTCTTTTTTACGAGAATCCATCTTTGCTTTTGATACATGTGATCCATCATGTCTAGCTGCGTAGCCACCACTAAACTTAGTACCTGGCTGACGACCACGTTTACGTGGACCATCACTTGCCGCGGGAGAACCCGTGTCTGAACCTATGCTATGTCCTGTATCTGGGTCATATTTTCTTGTATACTGTGTTCTGCCTGGAGATACTTCACGCTTATCAAATCTGCTCTCAGCTTCTTCAAATTCCATGCCGTTGTATGCATCCGCATCACCAGCTGATCCGTTGTAAGGACGACTTTTTGCTTTAGGATTGCCACCATTAGGCACTAATTTAGCTTTTAAATAATCTAAAATATCTTTATCTGATTCACTATACATATCTGTTTCCTCTAGGTCTGTGTGGTCTAATACAGGATCTCCGCGACCCTTGCGAATAAATGCTGGCACTTCTGCACGGCGTGGGCCGCCTTGCGCTGGCTGTTGTTGTACAGCACGACTATTGCTTCTAGTTGCAGCTGCTCTTTTCATTTGTGACATCTTTTGTTGATCAAGCTGATTAGGAGTTGCGCCCTCTTCCATTCTATATTCTTGATCACCTTGGGCTAATTGCAAATTTGAAAGTGGAATTGCATAGGTATTTGGAGAAGAGTATATCAACGCATCTACTCCATCTTTCATACCCTTAAATATTCCTCGTACTTGTCGTCCAGATGGATATTTCCAAATTACTTTATCACCTGGTTTAAAATCAGGCGTAGTTGCACCCTCTGCCTCATACTCTTCACCTAAACGAGCGTTAGCTCTATCAAGACCAGCACCTCTATTTTTAGCTTTCTTAATTGCTTTAATATTATTTTGAACTGCCATATTAGCTGCATCACCTATACGATGACCCTGGCGCATATTGCTTACGAAATCATCGACTGGTTGTTGTTTCAATTTTCTTAAATCTTGTTGAGCACCAGTTTTGTATCCAACAACAGCACCATGACTTAGTTCATTGATGTCATGTACGATACACTCACCCATCATGCATTCGTTACATTCGTCAATTGATTCATCAACACTTTTTTTACCTTTGCCTTGAATATTTAAAGCAAAGTTAGCACGTTTCTTTTCTAGTGGTGTGCCAGATTTCTTAAGACTGTTTAATTTCTTGTCGCCAATTTTCTTGCCTTGAGGAATACCTTCTTGCTTATGTAAGGCACCTTTTTTAACTGTTTTAGCGGCTTGGCTTAATGACTTGTCTTTTGACTCATTGTAACGGCCCATTTCACCTTGTTGCATAGAATAATCAGTATAATCTGAGTCATCATTATCTAAATTTGGTTCACTAGTTGCCTCTAACCAAGCTTTTTCAAAAATACGATCACCTAAACTATATCCTAGATATTTAGCAACACGATCTTTAATTTTTTCAAAATCTTCATGACTGAATATTTTACCTTGATCGTATAATTTAATAAACAAGTCACCAATTTTACCTGACAAATATAAGTAGTCTGGCATAGAACTTTCTAGAGTATTACTCCCAGACATTCCGCCAGTAGCATCTTCCATAAGACTACGTAAGTCTGATCGTAATGCTTCTTCAAGTGTCTTTTTAGCAGGTGATTTAGAAGCCTGGCTTTCTACAAGTGCTTTCTGTTCTTGAGTTGGCTCGTTGCGAATACCGTCTAATTTTTTGTTTAAATCATAAAATGGGTTCATTACTATTATCCTTTAGTCTTTGCGCCAGTAGCTGGTCTTGCTGGACGCTTTTCTGCGTTTGTCATAGGGCTAATATTACCCGTTTTAAAATCATTTGTTGTTTCTGCTGCTTTAGGATTTCCACCAGCGATAGTGAAATTAGAACGATAAGCATTTTTTAACACAGAATGATCATATGGATCAGCGGAGTAATCTGCTTTTAATTCTTTTTGTACTGCATCATCAGCAGGATAATTCGTGTCAGCCAGTAATGATTCTGGTTGATCTTCAAGTTTTTGCTGATATTCAGCAATATCATCGCCATAAATTGATGTTTGCATAATAATTTTGTTTTCATCAAATCCCAGTAACCGAGCAATCTGTTTAATCTGTGGCTCAATAGCAGGATAACGAAGCATTACATCAACACTAGTGACTTTTTCATTTTCACATGCTGGAAAATCAGCAGGTTTAGCTTGAATTGGAGTAGTTTTTTCTGTGCCAATTTTTAATGGATCAAACTGAGCCAGTTTATTTTTTAACAAATTGTAAAATCCTGAAGGCAATTCACCAACCATCTTGATACGATAGTTATAGGTTCTTTCGCTTTCGGCTAAGTAGTCTTTAAAATTTTTCATGATTAATTCCTATGTTATATTTATGTTATTTGTCTTTTTGTGAACTTGCTTCTAATAGACGTTGTAATAGATCATTGCGTGATAACACCTGTCCTTGGGCGGTTGGAATGTTGCCTAAATCACCGGACTTCTTAGCAGCATCTTGATCCAGCTTTAATTTTCTAAGCTGTAGATCAATCATCTTTAGTTTTTTGTTTAATTTAGTGGTTTTAGCTGTTAAAGCATGACTTAGCATGGTACTAGCAACAGCAAACAATTCAGCTGAATATCTGCTATCCACATTGAAAGCAAGGTCACTTAAATCTTGATAACTTTGTTTAGCAAGATCGGATAACTCATCTAATTCTCTATCTGATGCAGCTAAATCTCTAATAGCAGGTAGTGCATCATCAATTTTGTCGATTGTTTCATCAATATTCACAATAGCATGGCGAGTTTCTTCTACTGTCATATTTTCAACGGTAGGAGGATCTTGGGCATCATCAAGTTGGTCAAATCCAAAAAGTTTTTGCAATTTTTTTGTCATACTGTTATTTACAGTATTTTGGAATATAGCAATTACTTCTTGCGACCATTTGAGAATATATCAGATTCGGTGATTACACGAAAAGTCAGTCCATTTTGCCTAGCCCATGCTTGCGCGGCAGCCCACTTAGAGTAGTTTACAGCAACAACAGCTCGTTGGCTGTCTTTCATTTTTTCTTCTATTATACTTTGATTTTTTGGTTTAATTTCTATCAGTTCAGCTTTGGTAGTATTATTTGGACCACGATATACAACGATGAAATCAGGCACATACATAGTCATTTTGCCAGTAAGTGGATTACGATATGGAATTCTAACAGGTTCACTAGCCCAGTTTATTACATTTTCATTTGTGTCGCAAAACTGCATGAAAGTCATTTCCCATCCGCTACGATATCTAGGCTTACCTTTGCCTACGTATTTGTTTGCGTTATTTACCTGGTATAATCCCTGACGAAAACTAGGCATAATTATTGTTTGATATTGTGGGCAACATAGTAATTAGGAGTCACTGTAGCTTGTACACCCAACATAGTTGAAGGACTTTGAAATGTGTTTAGATAAAACGCAAAATTTAATGTAATTTGTGGCTTAGTCATACCTTGAATATTTTGTAACAATTCCATAGCTGGTATTCCAGATGCCGATGATATACGAAACAGGGTCGTGGTAAAATTACTGGCTTGCGCTGGCGTTTCAAACACCGATTGAAAATAACTGTGTACAGCGTCATACTCTTGAGATGGCACCGCCTGCTCAAATTTGTAAAATTTATCAAAAATATGTACTGTTAGGTCAATATTGGAATTTAAAGCATTTATGTTAGACATGATTACACCTTATTAATAATCATCGATATTGAATGCTGCATTTTGGGCATTTACTCTGGCTGCTGCAGCTTGTAATTGTTCAGTTGTTGCGGTCCCGTTGGCTAATGCATTGCCCACTGTTCCTGGATTATTTGCACTATTGAATCCGCCACTTGAAGTCCTAGGAAATGTCATGCCTGTATTTGAATTAACTGCACCCCTCGTAGATTCAGGAGTGCTATTCAATGCGGCAGCAGTTGCTTCTTGTTGTAATTGCGGCTGTACTGATTGCCCTAAATTTTGCTGAGCGCCAGTGCCTGATGCCACGATTGGCCGTTGCACTGCACCTATGACATTTTGTGATCCATTTCGCCCTGTAGTTCCTGATTGCAAATCTCTTACCGTACCCTGTACTGCTGGCGAAATCCCCGTTTGTCCAAATACTGAATTTGTCGCGCCAGGACGAGTAATTCCAGAAGGTTGAGTATCGTAATAGCCTGGTATAGCAAATCCAGACACAGAGGTAGATGGTTGTTCGCCTCCAATTGCACCTTCGTAGTATTTTACAGTTTCGTATTCGACTGTGACATCATCTTTCATTGTGCCGCCGCCTTCTTCATAGTTATAGGTATCTTCTCCCCATGAAGTAATTAGTGGATTTATTAATACCCATGCCGCATATTTTTTCTGGCTCATGCCATATATTGTAATATCGTTGAAGAAACGAGGCTTGCCGTTTGAGCTTGTATTAGGATTTGTGCCATCAGTATAACTTTCACCGACATATCCCCAATCAGCAGATTGCAAAGTATTGTTATAAATGTCGGATACATTATAGTTGTATCCGTTGCTTACCCCGGCTGTTTCTCCTAATGTACCGCTTTGATTAGGTACGCCATCATATTTTTGTATAGCGTCTTTATAGTAGTATGTATAATAATCATACCACATTCCACGGATTAAATCGGATTGATCATCATGAAGAGAAAATCTACAAGGCTCATACCGAATTTTTTTCTGTATAACTCGCTTACGATTATACTGATTCATTACATCAGTTTCAATTTTGTACTTTGGAAGATCAATACTTTTAACCATCATGCCAAGAGTTGCAACGGTAGGGCTTCCATACTTGTTTTGTAATTGTTTAATTTGTGCTGTATTAATATTAAACCTAACATGAAATAGGAATTTCATCCTAGGAATAAGTTGATATCCGTTGTTTAGGAAAATATTTGCTGCGTGTTTATAGTCTTTAAGTAAAAGACCTCCACTATCTCGTTGGAGGTCTCCGCCTTGTCCTAGATAGCCTGTACCCATTTAGTTGGTAGAAGTAGCAAGATTTCTTGCAGGATCTATAGGAGTTGGTTGACCAACGCCCACTGGTAATCCTGTCTGAGCGTCAGCTTGATAAGCATTATCATACGTGATAGAAATTGTAATCTTTACAGCTTCTGATTGTGCATAATCCATTGAGTTATAGTTAACGTCTTTCAGATAACATCCTTCAATTATCCATTCTTCTAAGATTCGTTCTTGATTCATGCCATTTCCACCATCTAATAATTGTAAACTTGTCACGAATTTGTAATTATTAGCAGCAGGAGCTGAACTTTGCTCCATAAAATCTAGTTGCTTCTGTAGCTGCTGTCCAATTAAACGAGTTACGTTACCAGCTGCATCGTCACGAATATCACACGTAACATCTGACCACGAATGTTTTCCTGCAATTTTAATAGTACTATTATAAATTGGTAATTTAATTTCTTCAAATTGAACATGTGGACGATCAAATTTCATAACTTGCTTGGTCAATTCAGTAGTGGCTGGTTGACCCACTCCAAAGTTATAAAACAATACACGATAACGATATGACAACTTAGGCATTAATAAGCCTTGAGTTGACGGGGTTTGACCTTGTCCGCCTAATGGAACTGTCAGGTTAAGTAATGATGATGCTGCCATGGTAAATCTCCTGTATACTTTATTTAGTCAATGCAACTGGGTAGATTTCTACCCAATTACATTTATGCACGTGCTCGTGCTGCTATAGTGCCAGTATTTTGAATTCGCAACGGTATATATACAAATTCAACTGCTTTTACTGGCTCAATTGCAATATCAACCCATAATTGATTTTGATCAATTGTCGTAGGAGTATTATTTGTGTTATCACAAACTACTAGGTAGTCGTAAATACCACGCTTAGCTACTATGTCGATTAATAAACCTGTAATGGTATTAGTAATTTCAGCACGAGTAACCTGATCATTTGGCTCAAACAGATACTGTTTACCAATCGTTTCAAGTCTTGCCCGGATGTAACAAACTAATCGTGCCACGTTGATACGATCTAATGCTGATGCAGTTTTTTGTAATGTTTTGTTACCAAAGTTAGTAATACCAACACCTGGAATAAAGGTAATTGGATTAATATTGTGTGTATACAATACATCACGCATAGATTGGCCTACACCCAATGGGGTAAACACTCCTGTGACCGATTCTAGATAACCTAACTGGAACGCATTGTCAACTAAACCACGACGAGTGCCAGCTGGGGCTAACCATGGATAAGCAATTTCATCATTACGAATAATAGTGCGTGTCATCATATGGCTTGGATATGTAACGACAACATTGCCATTTAGGTCAGTTGTCTGGCAACTTGGATAGAATGCTGCTCCATAACTGTCGCCCGCTGCTAAATTACCATCACCAGTTTCTAGACCTAATCCATTATTGTTGGTTGCCCATGTGATAATTGCGTCAGGTGATAATCGTAATGGAGTATCAATAATAGCAAATGCCACATTATTGATCTCATTATTTAACGCCACCATGTTAATCGCTAGTTCTGGATATCCAGGAACTGTTATCAGATTATATGAATTTTGTTCCTCACGAATAGAAGCGTTAGTATCAATAGCTTGTTTCATGGCTTGTACAACAATTTCTCGTTGTGCTTTTCTGCCCATATATGGTGAACCATCTGGACGAGTACCAACTGCAGAATTCCATGTATTAGTGACAGTTTGAACTGACCAATAGATGTTGCTCACATCAGGAACTTGATTCGTATTACCTTCAATACAAGCATAAACTACTGAATTATATTGAACATACTCACCAATAGCGTATGTAGTCGAAGAAGACCAGTCATAAGTTGGCCATGCTTGATTATTCCAGGCATTTAATTCAAATGATTTAACATTAAATCCCGAACGGCGAGTATTCCATAATAATACCCCGGCTGGATATAGGCCAGCATTTGGAGCATCTGGATCCAAGTAATTACTAGTCAATAAACTTGTTATAGATGGCAATGCGCCACTAATAGGATCAGTTACTCCATTCGATGCCCAACGAGCATCGGCGAATAGAATGCCACTAGATTGTGTTGCGTCTGAGTTAACAATTTGAACCCACTGGTCAACCCCGGCAACAGACTGCCAACGATATAACAATGGATAGTTTTCTAAATCACTTGTGTTAACCCATAAATCACCGTATACTAATGGACTAGCCGCTGTGTTAGTTTGTGTAGTAGGAGCGGTTGGACTAATAATGGGGCCAGCAGCATTACATTGTGTTAAATTGTAACCACGAGAATCTGAAGTCACAGTTTGGTATCCTACCCATGATCCATTTTGTTGGATCATAATATCAACTTGAGAAGGATCACTATAATACCAGTATGTACCATTGTTTGGATTTTGGTCAGGTGCTGTACCAGATGCAGTATATGTAAATGTTGGTGTGCTTACCCAGTTACTTAATACCACGCCGCTGTCAAGCCCATCTACATAATTTTGAAAACATAAGAAAGTGCTGGCGGTAAAGCCTGCTGTCGTGATAGGAGTTCCGGTAACATTTGTTAGGATAATATTTCCACCTGCGTTGTGTGTAAACACAATAGAGCCATTACTATCAATAGAAGCACTAACATAAGGTACCGCGGCTGAGCTTACAGCAGCAATGAAATCACTAGGAGTAGTTCCAGTAAGTTCAACAGTCACTGTTGTTAATGTAGCTGTGCCTGGCTGAGTTGCCTGAAGAGTAAAGCTGTTACCAGATACAAAAGTTTGATCAACTGTGTCGCCAGTAACAATAGTGGCACCCGATACATATCTTTCATATATAGTAAAACCAGATAATTGATTATTCAGTGGATTATATTTTGAATAATACGACCCAGCAGGAATATTTTCTCCGCCACCAGATGGATCTAACCCATAAATTGCTGCACTGCCGCCTGCGTACACAGGAACATTTTTAATTACAAATACACCTAAAGCTGCGTTATACTGTTTCAGAACTAAATTAACACCAAGGTTAACATTATTTGTTTTCTGCCAGATTGAACCAGTTACGCCAATAGCAGTCGAGCCACCTTGACTCCAAGATGGTACTTGAAAGCTAGGACTTGCTTGATATCGTGGGCATGTATATGTTTTTGCTGTAATGCCTAATGTAGTAAGTGCTGTGCCACTACCATTTGCTACAACAATAGTACCATTTGTAGCTGTGAAATCAGCGTATAGATTAAGTGATCCGCCAATATTAGCAGCATAAACTCCAGTTATTGCAGCTGCAGTAATAGCATCAACAATACCAGTAACTGTGTTATTTGGACTAACTGGAACAGTAATTGTTGTTCCATTAATTATAAATGTATTGCCAGCAACTAAACTAGTAGGAGTATTAGAACCCTGTACTGTCGCCCATGCTGATTGCCATTCTGCACTGCCAAGTTGTACCCATGTGTTATACAGACTTGTGATTCTTGTATCATCTGATTGAGTCGTTGTTGGTCCGCCACGCTTGAAGTAGTTAGGATTTGTATTATATGTAGCAGTCACTGCATAATTTCCAATGCTACCATAACTTTGTAGTGGCACTGAAGAACCTGTATTTAAATATGTTGAACTAGTGATTACTAATGGAATTTGATTAGTGAATGTAGATGTTGCCTGATTCCACTGATAAATTCCCCAGGTAGTATTTACTGTATCTAACCATGTAGTATTATTATCTGGGTTGCCAGTGGGGCGAGTTAAACTAGCGGAAAGCGCAGCTAAGTCAATATCAGCACGAATAACATAACATTGATTGGTCACACCTAGCGCAGAATAAGCAGCAAGAAGGCCATATTCATTGAGTTCGTACCCATTTATAGGTGTACCGTTAGTTGTTTGATAAAAGAATGGAGATCCGTAGTTTGCAGATAGTGCTCGCTGACTTGTTGCCAGGAATAATTTATCGGCATTAACAGCTAATGTTCCAGGAGCAATGCCTACGCCATCTCCCGACAATTTGTTGGCTGCAGTTGCAATAACCATTAGCGGCACTGAATTTGTAGCTGCAGGAAGATACTGGCTTTGATCAACTACAGTAACTTGAACGCCTGGGGAAACTAGTGTGTTCGACATAATTTAAATCCTTATAATATGTTATACGGATATTTATTAAATTATTGAAAAAAACTCTAATTGCTAGCATTTATGAATATACAAAAATTGATTTTTTATTGGTTATCAGCACATAAATATAGACATGGTAATATACAACGAAGCTGTGATATATTGGATTCATCTTAATAGCCATAGTGATATTTATACCCAAGGCTACGTTGGGGTATCTAAAAATTTAGATGAACGGGTAACTCATCATATACGGAGTTTAACCAGTGGTACTCATACAAATCCACACTTAAAATATGCATTCAAGAAGTACGGATGGGACAAATTTATTGTTGATATTTTTTTATGTGGCGAAGAAGAATATTGCTATAGCTTGGAAAATACCATAAGATCATGTAAAAATATAGGGTGGAATATTACCATAGGCGGACATCGCGGGCCCGGGTGGCAAAAAGGAAAAAAGCGTGAAGCAGACAGTATAAAAAAAGCAAAAAATACCAGACTAGTAAGATACGGAGATAGAAAAGTTTTGCGAGAGCAAGAGCGAAAAGATCAAGTATCTGCTAATAAAGAAACGAGAAAACAAAAAAAACTTCAAAAACAACAAGCTCATGATGAAGCGGTGGCACAACGAAAATTTACTAGAACACAGAATAGACTAGAAAAAGAAGAAAAAATTAAACAAGAAAAAGCTGTCTTAGCACTGAATTTACAAAAAGAAAAAGAGAAAAAAGCTAATATTTCACAACATCGCCCAATATGCGATACCTGTAAACAGCGTCCACGAGCTATAGCTTATCATAAGTATGGACGAATTTATTATCGTAGCATGTGCTCTCAATGCCTACGAAAAAATAAAAAACTTAAAGTTCCAAAAATGCGATGGGAACTTTCTGGATACAAAAAGAAACCAGTATGTGATCGGTGTGGTTTTAGATCAAGGTGGGCTGCTCAGATGTTAGTATTTCACATAGATGGAAATCTAAACAATAATGTGGTTCAAAATCTAAAAACAATATGTCAAAATTGTGTTGTAGATGTGGCTAAGTCTGACTTGCCTTGGAAGCAGGGGGATCTTAAATCAGATGTTTAAGAATTCTTAATGCCTAATACTAACGAATCAACCTGAGCATATAGCTCATCCATTGTGCCGCTATTGTTTAATACATGATTGAATTCTGTGCCCGCCCAGGCTGTTTCACTGGCATGTACTTTATAATTATCCAACACTGATTTATTACTGGCCCAACTTAAATTCTGTGTAGGACCACCATTTACTACTTCTGCGGCATGAAACCACTCTGGATCAGTACCTCGTTTGGTGCGAATAACTAGTCCACCTGATGATTTAATTGCAGCAATTTCATTAGGAAAACGGCAATCTGAAATTACTACATTGTCTTTAAGATTTCGTATTTTATTTTCAATGCTGGCAATCCAAATATCATCATGAAAACCCTTTCGCATTACTTCAGTGCCCCAATACTGTAGAACCCAGCGTGGAGTTAGATGAGGCATGTGCAGTCGTTCTGCCCACCATAAATCTACTTGCTCTCTCCATTCCCTAGATGCCTTGGTACGACCTTCCAACAATATTCTGTCCCATCCAAATACCGCTGATACTGCATCTTTTAGAGTTCCGGCAAAACTTTCTCTGCGAAACCCATGCACGTTTACTAGATAATCAGCTACAGTATCTTTGCCGCTGCCTATTAATCCTGAAATTCCCAAAATCATATGTTGTCCGTTAGTATGGATGATGTCATTAAGTACCAACCAGGGCGGTAAGATCCTAGTTGTGTAAATCCTAAGTCAGTATAAAACTTAGGAATCTCCGTTGTAATTATAATTGTTCTGTTACGACTTGTAGCAAATTCCACTGCCTTTGATGTTATTTGTTTACCTAGACCCTGATTTCTATACTCAGGATCAACGCAAACCCAGGTCAAATCATAAAAATATTGTAAACTTGATTCACTAATTATCCCAAATCCAACTGTTTTTTGTCCATCTTTTACCAATATATAAAACTTTGGATTCTCAATTAAGTTGATTAGATATGTTATTTTTTCTATTTCAATTCTATGTTCTACATTTTTAGACAGAAGAGGAGGCATTTTGCCAGTGGGTTTGTATACAAACGATCTGGTTAATAACTCCCCTATTTCAACAGTATCCGTTAATTCATTGATAATTTCTATGGAAATCATTTTGCGGTAGTTACTCTGGATCTTGCGCTAATTTCCGTGAATATAACATCTTTAATTGTTGGTAGTGCTTGTTTAGGTTTTGATTTTAACCATTTTTCGTATTCATTATATGAATTAAATCCACGTATTAATGCAGACCGCTCAACATATTTCCAAGGAGGCAATCCCAATTTTTTTGCAGTGGAATTTATAGAAGGTTCACCATTATAGTATTTTTGATTGTGATGCTTACGACACAATCTGTTGTACAATGGTCCATTAGTTTTTTTAGATATAGTGCAAATAACCTTTGGCTCACTGCATCCTTCGTGATCGCACGTGGGCCTAAGACTCTTTTCAGGAACGTATGGGTTGTATTTTGGACTAGTAGATTTAAGATTAATCATTTGAGTTTTGTCACAT